GTACAGATCCTGCTGGGAATATCAAGGCGGACAAGTCAAAAAGTACGGAAAAGATAGATGGAGCGATTGCCTGCATCATGGCACTCGACCGGGCTATCCGGTGCGGAAATGATACGAGTGAGAGCGTGTATGATTCGAGAGGTTTGATTGTGCTCTGAAAAAAGAAGAACACAAAGCCGTGTTCCTCTTGAGGTTTACGATAACTCATTGAGAAGAAAATTCTTTACAGCGGTAATATGTTGCCGGAAACTGTTAGGCTTAGAATTTTCCATAGCAAGAATGCGGAGCAGTTTTCGTTCCAATTCAGACGCGAGATTTTGGTTCTTTATGATAAATGGCTGCTTATCGGCACCAACGTGTGGACCATCTATGTATTTATCAGTGATGGGGATTGCATCGCTCATAAAGAAAATGGACTGAGATGTTGTTCTTCCAATGTGGTAATAGCATGAACGGATATCGCATTCTGGAAGATTTAGATAAAAGTCCAGCCGCTTTTTCTGCGAGTCATCCCGGTGGTTTAATTTGCCCATAGGAATTGCCCAGTAGAGATTTTCGTTTTCGCTGGATTTAATTAAGCAGACGATTGGTCTGTGTTTTGTATCATTCCAGACACCGCCGCATGACTGAATCATTTTGGCAAATTCCGGAGTTGCATAGTAGAGTCCTTTTTCTATCATTATGTTGTACCTCGTAAAAAGTAACCCCCGGTTTGAACCGAGGGTTGTTAAACAATGTTCCAGTGCCGCACATTGTGAAGCGTGTTTGTATAAGCAATGTTTCTGTGCCGTACATTGCGAAACGTTTTTGAATAAACAGTGTTAATGACGCACACCGTAAAGCGTCTGTATGCTTATTATATGCTAAAAACTGAAATTTAGCAATGGATTTCAAAAGGAAATAATGAAAAATTTTGGAAAGGAAATGTAGATATGGGATTTTTGAATAATATTTTCCGGGGCAGGGATGCGCCGGTGACGGACAGGACGGCGGGGAGCTCGTTTAGTTTCCTGATGGGCGGGAGCACGTCGGGGAAGAGGGTGAATGAGCGGAGCGCGATGCAGATGACGGCGGTTTATTCTTGTGTGAGGATTCTGTCGGAGGCGGTGGCGAGTCTGCCGCTACAGTTTTACAGGTACAATGAGAGTGGCGGGAAGGAAAAAGCGGTGGATCATCCGCTTTATTTTTTGCTGCATGATGAGCCGAATCCGGAGATGACTTCTTTTGTGTTCCGGGAGACGCTGATGACGCATCTGCTTTTGTTTGGGAATGCGTTTTCGCAGATCATACGGAATGGTAAGGGCGAGGTCGTGGGGCTGTATCCGCTGATGCCGGATCGGATGAAGGTTGACCGGGATGAGAGCGGGCATCTTTTTTATGAGTACACGGTGTATGATGCGGATGATGTTGCCGGGCGTGGGAGTACCGGGGCGAAGGCTGCGGGTAAGACGGTGAGGCTTAGCCCGTATGATGTGCTGCATATTCCGGGGCTTGGCTTTGATGGTCTGGTCGGGTATTCGCCGATTGCGATGGCGAAGAATGCAATCGGGATGGCGATTGCCTGTGAGGAGTACGGTGCGAAGTTTTTTGCGAACGGCGCGGCGCCTTCCGGGGTGCTGGAGCATCCGGGGACGCTTAAGGATCCGGGCAGGGTGCGTGAGAGCTGGCAGGCGACTTTTGGCGGAAGTTCCAATGCGCAGAAGGTGGCAGTGTTGGAAGAGGGGATGAAGTATACTCCGATTTCGATTTCACCGGAGCAGGCGCAGTTTCTGGAGACGAGGAAGTTCCAGATTGATGAGATCGCGCGGATTTTCCGTGTGCCGCCGCATATGATCGGGGATCTGGAGAAGTCGAGTTTCAATAATATTGAGCAACAGTCGCTGGAGTTTGTGAAGTACACGCTGGATCCGTGGGTGAGCCGCTGGGAGCAGGCGATGTCGAGAGCGCTTCTGACGCCGGAGGAAAAGAAGAAATATTTCTTTAAGTTTAATGTGGACGGGCTCATGCGGGGCGATTACCAGAGCAGGATGCAGGGTTACGCGACGGCCAGACAGAATGGATGGATGTCGGCGAATGACATCCGGGAGCTTGAGAATCTGGATAAGATTCCGGCTGAGGACGGCGGCGACCTGTATCTGGTGAATGGAAATATGATCCCGATTGTGATGGCGGGGAAAGAGAAGGAGGATAAGATTCATGAGAAATAAGAAATTTTGGAAGTGGACGAACCGGACGGTCCCGAGGGCATCCAATCAGGAGGATGCTGGACAGGAGCCGGAGACGGTGGAGCGCGTGCTGACGCTGAATGGCACGATTGCAGAGGACAGTTGGTTTGATGATGATGTGACGCCTCAGATGTTCAAGGATGAACTGAATGCCGGGAGCGGTGATGTAACGGTCTGGATCAACAGTCCGGGCGGTGACTGCGTGGCGGCGGCTCAGATCTACAACATGCTTTCCGAGTATCCGGGGAAGGTGACGGTGAAGATTGACGGGCTTGCGGCATCGGCGGCTTCTGTGATCGCGATGGCGGGAGATACGGTGATGATGAGTCCGGTCAGTATGATGATGATCCACAATCCGGCGACCGTTGCGTGGGGGGACCACACGGAGATGCAGAAGGCGATTGAACTTCTGGATGCGGTGAAGGAGTCGATCATCAATGCCTATGTGATGAAGAGCGGGCTTTCGAGGGCGCGGCTTTCTCATCTGATGGATGCAGAGACCTGGATGGACGCGAATAAGGCTGTGGAGCTGGGGTTCGCGGACGGGATTCTGTATGCGGAGGATGATGCGGCGGACGCAGGTGGAGACGGAGCCGGTGAAGGCGGTAGTGCTTCGGTTGATGATACGGCGGGGACGTATCGCAGGGGTTCCGGAAACGGAAGGGACTATGGAAGACCGGATGTGAGTACGGATTCCGTGATGTTTTCCAGAAGGGCTGTGAACAATGCTCTGGTGAATAAGCTGGAAGCGAAGTATGGCAAGCCGAGGATTCCGGCGGAGAAGCAGACGGAGATCCAGGGATTGGGGCAGAGTTGCACCGGTGTAACCGACAATGTGCAAAATTTGCACGTTGGAAGTGGTGAAGTGAATAAGGTAACTGGCCAGAATGATTCTGGTTTGGACAATGGGCGTTCCGCAGATGAGCTGCGTGAGCGCTTAAATTTTATCAAGAAATTCATTTAAGGAGGATTTTGATTATGACTATCAAGGATTTGATCGAGAAGAGAGCAAAGGCGTGGGAGGCGGCGAAGGCGTTTGTGGATTCCCATGAGAATGAGAACGGGGTGTTGTCTGCTGAGGACAATGCGACCTATGAGAAGATGGAGAAGGAGATCGAGGATCTGACTGCGGCGATCGACCGCCAGCAGAGGGCGGAGCAGAGAGAGGCACAGCTTAGCAAGCCTGTCAATTCTCCGCTGACCGGAAGACCGGGTGCGGCGCAGACCGGGGATGAAAAGACCGGGCGTGCATCGGATGAGTACCGTAAGGCAATGCTGAATGCACTCCGCAGTAATTTCCGACAGGTTTCCAATGTGCTGCAGGAAGGCGTGGATGCCGATGGCGGTTATCTGGTACCGGACGAGTATGATCGCAGATTGATTGATGTGCTGGAGGAGGAGAATATCATGCGTACCCTTGGTACGAAGATCGTGACTTCCGGGGAGCACAAGATCAATATCGCGGCGACCAAGCCGGCGGCTGCATGGATCGAGGAAGGCGGTGCATTGCAGTTTGGTGATGCGACCTTTGACCAGAAGATCCTGGATGCGCACAAGCTCCATGTGGCGATCAAGGTGACGGAGGAACTGCTTTATGATAATGCATTCGGTCTGGAGGACTACATTATCACGCAGTTTGGCAAGGCGCTTGCGAATGCAGAGGAGGATGCGTTCCTGAATGGCGATGGCAGCGGCAAGCCGACCGGTATTTTTGATGCAAAGAATGGCGGCCAGATTGTGGCGACCTTGACGGCGGCTTTGAAGTCGGATGACCTTCTTGATCTGGTGTACGGCTTGAAGAGACCGTACAGAAAGAGAGCGTCTTTCGTTTTGAATGATGCGACTCTGGCGCAGATCCGCAAGCTGAAGGACAACAATGGTGCGTATATCTGGCAGCCTTCCTACCAGGCGGGCGAGCCGGACAGGGTGCTTGGGTATGAGGTTCATACTTCGGCGTATGCACCGGCGGATGG